TGATAATGCCTGTGTGCCTCTTTAAGCCGTTAATTGCTCTATACCCACTAATGCCGTTAAGAATATTAAATCTCACTCATTCCGCATTATTTGGCGTATCAAAATCAGCATTACCCCAAGCGATAGTAGTTGTAGTCCAATTAGTATTAAACCTTCCTTCAATATTAGTCCTTTCACTAGCAAAACTCATAATAGACTCGCCCTTACTTCATTAACTGTTATATCAACCATTCCAGCACTTGCTTGTTTACTTGAGCCATTCTCTAGGGTATTAATATATGGCAATGAATTAGTAATATAAATAGGCTTTTCACCATCACCTTTTTTAAGACTGACACCTTTCTTTCCTTTAGCCATTACATTGACTTTAGTGTTCTTTTTACCAACTGATAGATTCCAATTACCTTTAGCACGACCTGTATCAACTGGTGTCTTAGCAGTAATACCATCATATAATTCTAATGCCACTTTACGAATAACAGTATCAAGTTCTAAGTCTGTACGCTTAGAAAATCTTTTTAAATCTTTTCCAAATGATGCTACGCTCATCCTACCCTCGTCAATATCAATGTATAAGAAGCCAAAGCAGGGTCAGATAATATACTGTTAATTGCGTATATCGCTGAATCTCTAGTTATGGTGTCATTAGTATCAGGCGTTACCGCTAAATCTCTACTAGCAAATATCATTGATAAATCACCAGTGAATTGAGTGCTTACATCATTAGCATCTACCTTTCCACCTAATGGGCTTAATACAGCCTTTAATGAATAAGTAGTAGTAGTATGAGCCACAGCACCAGTTGTAACATTATACGAACCAGTAGTCCTAGCGTTATAGGTAATAGTTTCTGCTAAGTCACCTACAGTAACAATAGCCGACTCTACAATCTTTCCTATTGATGCCTTTAATCCCATTAAGTTCTAACTACTGCTACCGTACCAAACTTAGCACGAGCATTAATAGTTCCCCAGCCTCTTAGCATTTCTTGAACAATAGAAGGCATAACACCAGCAGTATCAGTCTTATCAAAGGCTAATGAGATAGAGCCTACAGTCAAACTAGATAAACCCTTACCATCAGCATTACCAGTTGAGTTACTTGCTAATAAATGACGAGCAAATTCAATAGTAGCGTTCTTAACTGGTTCAGGTACGATTGTTGATGATACTGAATAACCGTCATCTAGAACATCACTCCTTCCCCACGCTAAAGCCTGTGAATCGGTTGTCTTAGTTCCAGACCAGTCTATTTTTTCATCTAATATACGAGTAGCCATTTTAAGGGCTTTCTCTTTATTGGCAGTAGTAGCACCTGTCCAATCAGTAGCGTATAAATGGTTATCGTGATATGTATCACCCTCTGCTACTGTAGCGTAACTATCAGCACTAGCACCATTAGCGGTTGCGTCAATTGCCATTATCTATATCCAGCGTCTTTGAATTTTGCTACATTGTTAATATGAACATTAGCCTTTAAGCCATCTTCTCTTGTCATTTCAACAAACTTACTTGGAGTTGCTTTTTTGACTACCTTTTTAATAGTCTTTTTAATACTTTCTTTTGGCATTTTATTCTCCGTTTTTAAATTAGGTGGGGTGGTCATAACTCCGCCCCAATTTGATATGATATTAAATATTAACCCATTAATAGAGCAATATTGTCAGACTTCCAAGCCTTAGTACCCCAAGTAGCGGCAACTTCAATCATCTGCTTACGGTAACCCTTGTAAACACGAATCTCGAACACTAAACCTGAATGTGTGTCTTGTACTAACATAGCATCATCTGCTGAGTCACCACCATTAGGAACAGCAGGTGCTCTCATTCCTAACTCAATAGCATTTTGGTTAAACATCACATTACCTGTGTAACTTGCACCAGTAGCAATAGTTTCGTTATCAGCAATGATTGCTTGACCACCCGGTGAGTTAAGAACAAGTGAAGACGAAGTAGTCTGATTAGCAACAACATAGTTAGCACTTGAGCCTGAGAATGAAACAACATCACCAGCCGCACAATCAGTAGTTTGAGTGCCATCTACAGTAATTGTAGTATCGCCAACTGCAGTAACACCATTAACCACGTGGTCATCAGAACCCACAGTAGTATGTGCTACAACTTGAGCAGACTCTTTAATCATAACACCTTGTAAATCTAACAAAGTACCTTGACGCAACATAACATCTGAACCTGCTTGATTTACGCTTTGTAAAGAAGATAAGTTACGAAGATTAGTACCAGCCAAAGTATTCATCACTAGAGATAAACGACCATCATTAGTAGCACCACCATTGTCAACAATAATTTGTCTTGCCTGAGCAATAGTATTAAAGTTTGAAGCGAATGGAGTAGTACCAGCAGTACCAACAGCACGAGAAGCACCTTGATAAGCGGCAGTAGCCAAGTCTGATTCAATAGCATTAGTTAGGGTACGCATTGCTTGAGCAATTTGGTCGCCATAAACTGTTTCATAACCTGAACCATTATTTAGATGTTTGACATCTTCACCAGTCATTGGAATTTGAACTGCTTTAGCAGAACTCAAAGTCATAGTTGAACTTGTGATAGTTTGGTCATCACCTTGTGGGATTGTCATTGATTCAGTAATGTTATTAGCGGTTGCTGAAGCAGTGATAAACGAACGAATAGTATCGCCCTTTGCGGCTCTTTCTGAACCTGCGTTGATAGTAACTGAAGGGATAAAACCTACTAATTCACGACCAACTGTGTCTGCGGCTTTATAAATATCACCGGCTAGATTTGTTAAAGTATTTGCCATTATATTGACTCCTTATTTAATTTTAAATATTAGAGAGTCAAATGCCCCCTAATTGTTGTATCTACGCTGTAGAAAATTAGGCAACACCGTTGCTTGATTAACATCATAGCATAAAACAAAGTCGTGTCAAATACTAAATACAAAAAAAACCCTTCAATGAAGAAGGGCTAAAAAACTAACTTGAGGAGAGAGTATTTTTATTTATCTACAACTTTACCACCATCAATAGCGAATTTACTTCTGTCTTGTTGAGACATACTATTGAATACATCTCTTGATACTGTATTGCTTGTTCCATTAAAACTAGAGCCGTGTTGTGAGCCACTACCAGTAGAAGCATTGAATAAATGAGGTGCTGATTCTGTTAAGCCCTTAACCCATTCATTAACACTCATAGGGTCGCTATTACCATTACCAAAGATTATGTTTCCATCTTTATCGTGAGGTACAGCCTGACCTTCTTTAACTGAGAAGATAGATTGTGAGCGTAATACAACATCATCAATCGCAGTATCAACCACACCAGCCTTTAAAGCCGAATCTCTTACTGCGTTATCAATCAATAAATGCTCTAATTTCTTAGTAAGGTTTGATTGCTCACCCTTCATACCTTCAAGGGCATTATTATGTTCTTCTCTCATTGACTTGGTACGCTCTTCTAATAATTCATCAATCTTGCCTTCATCAATAAGTTTCTTATCTTTCAAATCTCTGGCTTGTTGAATCATATCGTTATATGAATCTAAATCAATGCCATTAAACTTTGTTTCAAGTTCTTCTTGTTTCTTTAATAGGGTTACATTGTTAGAACGGAATTCGTCTAACTTTGTTTTAAGACTTCCATACTCTTCTTCTGAATATGTTTTTGTTTCTACTACTGGTTCTGCTTCACTCATTTTATTCTCCGAATAATTAATTGTCTCTGACAATCTGTATTTTACATAAACTAAAGATATTTGAAAGTTATTTTATCTTTAGTTTTGTTCTAACTTGTTCTAATGTTAATGGATTAGCACTCTGGTCAACTAAATCACTAAAGCCTAGTTTACCGCTCTTCCATAGTTTACGCTTACCCTTTCCTAATACATCTTCTTGAAATACTTTAGGCTTTCCCTTCAACCAATCTTCGTATCCCTTCTTCTTAGATACTTGACCATCCATACTGGCTCTAGTTGATTCAGGGATTTCCTTCATCTTACGTTTAGCACCCATCTCTTTCCAACTCTTAATAATCGGTACTTGAGTTGAACGACAATTCCAATGTGCTGTTGTTCCCGGCCACAAAATATTATGACCAATAGGCTTACGGTTGTTATCCCATGTTAAGCCGTCTAGTCCTTGGCAAGTGTGAGAGGTTCTATTATCTAATGTTGCTACCCACTCTACACCCTTAACAATATCGTCATTCTCAGCGTAGGTTTGTAATCTAGCCTCGTTGGCTACTGATTGAATACTTGTTCTAACCAAGGCATCAGCACTTCTATAATTAGCATAAAAAGCACCGTCTTTATATCGGTTTACTTTCTTACCAATTAGATTAGATATAACTTGGTCTGTAGTTTCACCCTTCATCATTCCAGTACGGATTGTGTCTGAAAACTTTAGTCTAAATGCCTCACCTCTTCTAGCCCACCACTCTTTAGATGGTGCACCTTCAAATAGAGTGTCACTTGCTATGGCTTTCAACATTCCCTTACTCATAGTTGTTGATGCTAATTCAACACTAAGGGCTGTATTTAGGGATGCTACCGCTTGTGCTTTAGCCAGTGAAGCGACTTGTGAAAGTTCTGTAAGGCTATCCTTCGCAACCTGCACATATGCAGTCTTAATAGTCGCACGAGTCTGGTTAAGCAAAACCTTGAGCCTTTTCTTTTGTGTTTGGGGCATCTTAGCATCCCATACGGTAGATTTCTTAATCTCATCTACTAAGGTTGCTTCAAGTGTTTTAAGTTGTTTAAGTACACGTTTCTTAACCGTTGTCTCTAATCGTTGTAAATCGACTGAATGACCGATTATCTCATCAAGTACCTTATCATTGACTGACATTTAGTGACCAGATAAATCAATTTCACCAACTTGTATTTCAATCAAACCTTTCTCATCTTCAATAGTAATATCAGGCGGTAATATCTCACCTTTCTTCATATTGAATAAGAATGTATCGTGACTAATACCACCCGACTGCCAAGCACCCATTAATGAACTCATATCTTGAGCGTTGATTTTAGTATCTACAAAGTCAGTATTCAGA